TCTTTCTTTTTAACTGGCTTTATTTTTTGAAGTGTTTTCATTATACTTAACATTTGTCTTTTACTAAGACCTGGTTGAGTACCTTCAAACCCAGAGCGTATTTTATAAGGCTTATCTAATTCTTTTTCGTCTTTCATCTTACTCTCCTGTATCTGGGTTAATCATTCTTGATCTAGTCATGTTAATAACCTCGCCTCCGTTAGCCATCTGAATTGTCTTTTGTTGAACACTAAACGGATCTTTCTTAGGGTTAGGTGTTATACTAAAAGTCTGTGGCCTTGCACTAACTTTACTTACTTTTGACATTCTTTTCAAATTTTTTGTGATTGCGTCATCTTTCTTCTTTTGTAAATCTACAGTTTTAACGCCAGTTTTACCACTTTCTATATCAGTAATTGTTTTAGCTATACCCTTTAAAGGATCTGTCTCACCACCTTTTTCCAAAAGCTTTAATTGCTTCATTTTGGTTGTGTCTATCACTTTAATCTTTGGCTCTGTTCTTTTTATATTTGGCGTTACGCCAGTGCCAAAGTTTTTTCCAGGCACAGGTTGACCACGCCTTGCTAAGTCTTGGTAAGCCCTTATTCTATCTGCTTCATCTGACATTACTTTATTCCTTTAAAACTGCCACCTCTGCCTGGAACCACACCACCCATGTTCATTTTTTTGGGTTTCCCAACAATTTTTTTTGCAATCTCAATTTTTACAACACCTGGCAAATTTCTTATGGGATTAGCTGCTATGTTAGCACCAACCAAACCTTGTTCAGCTTTTAAAATGTTTTCTGCAAGTCTCTTCATTTTATCTTTCATTACCTTACTCCTTTAAAACTACCACCTCTACCAGGCATTACACCACCCATATTCATTTTTACAACACCGCCTTTGGCTTTTTTTATTGGTTTTATTTTTTGAAGTGTTTTCATTATACTTAACATTTGTCTTTTGCTTAGACCTGGTTGAGTGCCCTCAAATCCAGAACGAATTTTATATGGCTTATCTAATTCTTTTTCTTCTTTCATCAGTAATACTCCATCTTTCTTCTGTAAGCGGGTTCAAATTCTTCATCGTCTGGTGTAGATATAAAACCACCTTGTCTGAATCTTAGTATAGCCTGTGTCATTGAATCTGCCAAGTCATCATGATCTCCATGTGGAAAGCTTGCACACTCCTCAACAACTTCCTCTGCAAAATTAGCATCAGGTCTGTACACCATGCCACTCTCAAAGACTGGTGAACATGCGTTCATACGTGCAAATTTATCAGAACCTTTACTCGGTGTAAATGGTGTAACAGGAACGCCCATACGTCTTAATTCTTGTGTTAAAGGCGTACCACTAGCTTTTTGCTCAATGAGTATCATATCAGGTTCATATGCCTCACATAACTCCATTGCTTTCTGCTTCAGTTCTGGGAAATCCCATCTGCCCTTTTCTGCATCAAGTAAGATGATAGCATCACCCTCACCCTCTACTGGCGTAAATATCCCCCAAGTCGTTATGGCACTAAAGTCAGAACGCTCATTCTTTGTAAACGCTGTATCATATGATTGTATAATATAAGAACAAGTGGGTGGATCATCACGATTCCAAATCTTCCACCATTCCCTCTTGATTATCGCACCCTCTTCTGCCGTCGGATTTTGCATGTACTGTGCGTTCCACTTTCCTACGGGAATCGATGCTTTCACGCCTTCTAATTCTTCTTTGCTCCAATACTCTGGCCAGAGAACGTTTCCAGTCTCTGGGAATATCGCTGGAAATTCTACTACTTCCCATTTGTCAGCACCTCCTTGAGCTTGTTTTTGCAAAACTCTAGCAGTTAAATCCTTAATACCCCAACGTGTCATAACAATAATGATTGAACCACCTGGCTGAAGTCTCTGCCTTGGTCCAGATGTGTACCATTCATAAATACTGTCTAATGCCGTAGGACTTAGTGCATCTTGTTCTGATACAGGATCATCAATAATTAACAAGTCTGCACCACGACCAGCTAACGCACCACCCACACCAACAGCATAATACTCACCACCACCATTTGTTGACCATCTACCAGATGCCTTCGCATCACTCGCTAATTTTATATCTGGAAATACATCTCTGAAATCATCGCTATCTATAAGGTTCTTAACCTTACGACCAAAACCTACCGCAAGTTCTGCCGTATGTGTTGCTTGTATTATCTTCAGATCAGGTCGTCTGCCCATAAGCCACGCTGGAAACAAGTAACTAGCAAACTCTGATTTCGTATGTCTTGGTGGCATATTGACAATCAAACGCTTGATTTTCCCATCTGCTACCGCCTGTAGTTTTTCTGCGTATATATTATGATGCCTACCCTCAATAAAAGATGGCCATATACGCTTCACAAAATCTATATATTTATCCTGACTAACCTTCTGCTTCTCAAGCATGTTTAAGCGATCAAGCATAGGAGCTATCTTAGATAACTCATCATCACTTAAATATTCTGCAAAGTCTAAATTCATCTAAAAGAAGATAAAAAATCATCAACTGCACTCACTAAACCACCCTCTTTTTTTGAAATAATAGGCTTGGCAGGAACGCCAGTTAACATCTCTATTAACTTGTTTAAATCACCAGTATCAAAATTTATAGGCTGTATATTTGCTGATGATGGCCCAAAAGGACTGTCAACAACTGTAGGAACTGGCTCTGGTACTGGAACTGGAACGCCACCACCTATTACGTTTGGCGGCTTATCCTCTTCTTCTTCTTCAATAGGGAGAATACGTTTTCTTATAATTGGATCACTTGAGTCGTCACCACCAATATCTGCTGTATCACTATACATGCCCATAGATGGAGAAGTGTCGTTAAATACATCATAGCCTTCTACGCTTTTTCCACCACCAAAAAGACCACCAGGCTGACCCATACCTATGCCGTAATTTCCTGTGCCAGTTATATTTCCATCTTTATCATACGTTGGTGTAAAACCTTTACTAATATTGTCTATTGTATTTTGTGCTCTACTTTTGGTAATTGAATTTATAGCTCTACCAATTAGACCAAATTTATCTAAAGCTGGAAAAGAACCCTTCTTAGCCTGATCTTCAACGTCTGATAAAGCATCTATATCTGTACTAAAATCACTTTTATCTTTCTTTGAACCAAAGCCAGTTATGTCTGCGTTTGTGTTTGGCCCACTTGTTGGACTAACAGATGATATTGATGGTGTTGATATGTCAGGACCTAAGCCCACGCCCTCTAAACTTAAACCTAAAGGATCATCTGCTAAACCTTTTGTGCCAATGTTACTGAAATTTGTAGTAGCAGCACCTGCAACATTTGAAATTGTTGTGCCACTTCCTTGAGGTGGGCCACCCACCATAGCTCCAGGTGTCGTACTGCCTTTAGCAAGACCCATGTTAAACCCTTTCATGTCCTCTACTGCTTTTTGAGTAATAGCTGCCTGGACATTTTGTCTGGTTTTCGCTGCTAACGCTCTGTTTTGGATTTCCGCTGCGTTGGCTTGTGCCTGTGATACTGCTTGCCCTATCTCTGTGGCAATGTCCATGTCAGTTTTGCCAGTGTCATCTGGAGTTGTGTATCCATAATCAACATCTGTGTAATCCATATCATCATCTGGAGCACTGTCGTCATCAGGACTTGAACCACTTGGATCAGAAGAAGATCCTCCACCCGCTTCTCCACTAGGTCCATCAACTCCTCCACTCGGATCGCCCGCCGCATCGGTTCCTTCACTTTCTTCAGAAGTTTCATAAAAACTAGGTATTCCCATAGGGCCAGGCTCGTTTGCACCACCTAAACTCTCTAATAAATCTCCCTCACCAGGTGTAATGTACGCTAACATATGTGGCTGACCCATTATGTCCAAGTTTCTAGGTGGCACCTCGCCACCATCAGCATAAGCCCTTGTAAAACCACCTGTTAATTGTGCAGGTTCTGGCATAAAGCCCTCATTGAATATTCGTTGGTCTATCATATTAAACATGTTAGGCCCACCTCGCAAACCCATTGGCTCTCTTAATATGCCATCTTTGTCTTTTAACGGATCAACTGGTCTTGCCATCATATCTTGTATTTGTGGAGGATTAAATGGACGAAATCCATTAATTCCAGAATCAAAAATAGATAAAAGCGGCTCTCCTGATGAAGGTGCAAATTCCATCTTTGGTCTTGATAAATCTTGAGGGTATTGTTGGGGTGCACCCTGAAACATAGAGGGGCTAATTAATGGCTCAGCAATCTCCATTGAAGGTTGAGACGCATCAAAAGTTTTTAAAGGCCCAAAAACACTTTGACCACCACTGTCACTGCCACCATTTAAATTAAACTTCTGATTAGCCATCTGCTCAACTTCTTGAATAAATGGCTCAACCTGCGTGCTATCTATCTTTTGTGCTAAATAATCACCATAACCAGCCAAAGGACTACTAGCCTCACCACCAAACTGCATCCCAACTGGCTCATTGAATATATCTACTTCAGAAACAGAGGGTGCCATCTGTAGGGGCATAGTGGCACCCATAGGTGCCTGTGGAGGATTTGGGGCACCGTTTATATTTTTTAAAAAATTAGTAAAAGCACCCCTACTGTCAGCAGTGGTTTCTATTTTTACAGATGGAGGCTGTGACGGGGCGGCAGGCGTCGGCATAAAACCACCTAAAGGTCCATTTGCCATGAAATATCTCCAAAAAAATGCTCTTTTGAAGATATTAATACACTAAACTGCTTTTTGCAATAACATTGTCATCTCACGATTGCTCTGATTCAGTAACCTCATCACCCAAAGCTCATCTTGACGCTTATTAGCATCATCAATCGTATGATCTATGGCATTGCAAAGCTTCCAAACACGCTCTTTTTCATATTTTGTTAAAGGCTTAATGTCATCATTGAATTCTTTTAACTCTTGAACGGCTTTTTCAGCCTTCTTCGCCTCTGTCCAATACAAAACAGCATACTTTACAGACAATGGTATGCGATATTTGTCAGTTTCATAGCATCTGTAACCCCTTTCGCTAAGTCCTATCTTCTTAGCCATGTCTATTTGGCTGAGATTTAGCTTGCTTCTATGCTTTTTTAACTTTTCCCCATTCCAGTCGCTGAAACTTTCTTCGTTTTTCTTCATTTTTGCTCCTTTAACACACCACTTTCAACCAAGTCCTCAATCAATTCCTCATCTGAACCAAATCTGATAGAATCACCAGTCCAGTCAGACACCATAGACGCATAAGTTCTACGTAAATCTTCCCTATTTCTAAATGCCATCTCTGATTTGTCAGTGATTTGATCAATTATCTGCGTTGGGTTGCCAGATAGAGGCAAGGTATGCTCCCCATCCCAACCATGTAGTGTGTATTTTTTCATAATATATGGTATAGGTGTTCAGTGCCGAGAGGTCAAGGATTTTTTTTATAAAATTTTTTTGGCAGCCGTTTTTCAAAAAGCTGGGGGCTGTTTGTGGTGAAGTTAGTGCGTGGCTGCCCAGATAGCGAACATTAAAAATGGGGGCGTATATGGTACGCCCCCACCGATTAAATCAGGAAAAGTGACTAGGTTATCTTAACCTAGTCATCCTATTATCAAACCATGTCTTTAAATCTTCTCTAAGATTAGACCATACACAATCATCACTATCATTTAATTGTATTGAACCTTGAGATATTCTTTCTATTTCTAAAGGAATTATATAACCATTTAAATCGTATAGACCATTAGATGAGCCATTAAGATGACCATAAAATTCTTGGTTCAATGTTGTGACAGATTGAGTCGATCCTAGTTTTCTTCTAATTGTGTTAATGGTTCTTCTAACTGATCTAGCATCATTAATATTACATTGACTCATAATTTCTTGAGTCGTTGCCCCATTAGGAGTCTGTAACATTTGAAACACTCTGTAAAGCTTTGTCCCATATGGCATCGTATTAGTTAATCTTTCAGTATATCTTGAACCTTGGTTAACTAAAGTAAATCTATGATTCTTAGAATAGTCTATTAAGTTAATTAGAAACTCGACCCAATTTCTAAGCTTTTCAGTCGATAAGGTTCCTTGATGTTGTCTAAACTCAATTGTGCCTTTTCCCTCGATTTTGCCATTATTAGAAATATGAATGTTAGTTAAATTAATAGCATTAAACTTGCCACTAATGGCAGATTTTAATTGAACGATATTAGAAGAAGATTCTATTTCATGAATTCTATTTGTTATTTCTGCACAATATCTTGAACCACGTCGAGAACGTGACACAATAGAATTTATAATCGCTTGATGCTTTGCATACCTAAAACAAACATCTTTTATAACCTCGAATTGTAAATGGTCATTAGAGTCTTGAAAGTACTTGTTTTGTCTAAACTTGGCAATTGATTCGATATTGAATTGCTCACTATCCATCGTAATAGGTTTCAAACCTATGTGAACGTGTTGTCCACATTGAGTCGAGATTCTCCCACCTAGTCTAATTATTATGTCATTAACCTCGCTATTAATTGACCACGTGGATTCTGCATTAAAGGCTAAAGGTGGAAAAACTACTTCGCCCCCATTTCGTAAACTTCCGTCGCCAATTATTCGCAAGTAATTGAGATGAGGGTAATTGTCTTGAATTTCACGACGAAGAGTAAAATAATCTAAGTTATCAAATTCCTTTTCTATTCCTATTGCTAAATTAATCATCGTTTTTTTCCTTTGTTTCGTTTGCTTGAGAATCAATTATAGCAAATAATATAGGCAATGTATACCTTAAAAGGAATAAATGTTCGCTTATTTTTGGCTCAAAAATCAGGAAAAACGGCAGAAAACAGCAGAAAAAGAGGCAACTGGGCAGTCGTTCCGACACCGAACACCGAGTCCGAAGCCCGACACCGACAGCGACTCCGAGTCCGTAAAGCGAACAATAGTTCACTCTTGAGGCTGAAGGCTTGCAGCAAGAAGGCTGGTTGCCCGGCACCAGAACGAACAATAGTTCAGTCCGAGGCCGAGCCCGATGGCTTTGTGCAGCTGGGTGCCCGGAGGCAAAGCGAACAATCGCAGAAATCTGCGACTTTTTTTCAGCCTGGTGCAACTTCTACCAGGGAAGCGTGAGCGAACAATCATTCGCTTTTACGCCCAGCTGGTGGGAAAAACGAACAATAATTCGGCTGACGCCAGGAAGGAACTGGTTGGAAAAACGAACAAAAAAAACCAGAGCTAAAAGCTCTGGCTTTTCCGAACAATCCCCCTTTCTTATGTGATTAATAATAAATAAAAAGCTAATCCGAAGCCGATCATGACACCGAGTCCGTTAATTAAGAACATCCAAAACATTAAATATACCTCTGCTTGAGTGCATAACCATCATCGTAGAGGATGCTTGCAAGGTTGTAGACAAGGTGAAACCCCATATCCATACCACAACCACCAACCCCAACTGAATGGGTCTTTTCTTTATAAGTCCACTTGAGAACTTTGGCAACGTGGTAAGAAAGCCAACTTACCTCACTATCGTGGACAGAATGACAACTGATATGCCTATACATTCCACTTCTTGAAACTTGCCTGATGACGAGCCACACAGTAGCACCTTTTGGGAAATGTTTTTTTAATAACTCTGTTGAATACTCAACACTATCAATATCTAATTTTAAATCATCCATAATGGACTCCTTCTGTTTCGTTTGTTTGTACTATTAATATAGGCATTTAGTTCCTACTTGTCAAACACTAAATTAATTTTTTTTGTTATTGACATATCGGTATTGAGTTACTATTATATGTATATAACAAACAAAAACGAAAGGAAATGTTATGCGATACTGTTTTACAGATGTTACTGATGGTAACAAATTTAGAGTGGCTAAAATCATTGAAAATGAAAAAGGTTATTACCCATTAGGAAAAGCTAATCCAAACGATCCTCACGAGCTAGATAAGTATGTAGGCGATGAAGATCACATCAGAGTCGTTGTTGACAACATGAACAAACGCATGGGTGTTGACAAAGACACAGAAATGAAAATTAAGTTCTCAACTTTTTAATTTAATTTTTACCTCAACAAAGCCCACGCATTAGCGTGGGTTTTTTTGTTCGGTTCGTCCTGGCGTCCAACTGGGTAAAAACGAACAATAGTTCGCTACGCATGCTGGCACGGCAGTTGAGGCGGCAACTGCTGAGCCAGGTCTGGGTCAGAATCCGAACAATTGTGAAGTCCGAAGGCCGACACGGAGTTCAGCCTGGAGCGAATGGACGACACCCAACCTGGCACCAGACCGAACAATTATTCGTTTAGGCCGATTACCCAGCTGGGAAGCTGGGCGTGGAGCGAACAATAGTTCAAGGTGCTCGAAGTTCTAGCTCTGGAAGCTGGGTGTAGAACGAACAATTATTCAGGTGCTCGAAACGCAGCACACCGATCAGCACGTCAAAACGAACAATAATTCGCTTTGAGGACACCCAGTATACGCTGCACCGAACAATAATTCGCTTTTTATGGGGCCGGGAAGCTGAGGCGAACAACAAAAAAAACGGCAAAGGGAAGATAGAAGCGTGGGCACCGACACCGAACAAGTCCGAATCCGAAGTCCGAATCCGAGCCCGACACACCGACTGGGCAAGCCCGACCCTCTACGCCACACCGAACACACCAAGTGTTCACGTTATTTTTGGGGTTTTACATTATCATGTTCTATCGTCTGTGGGTCGTTATGGGTCTTTGTGGCTACTTTCATGCGTTTCTGTGCAAGTGATTGAAATTCTTGTAGCTTTTCCAGTATTTGTTCTCTTGTCATGCTATCAGCTTGCTCATGTAGCACATGAGCCTTGTTTACAAGCAGTCCTGTAGCCTTTAAACGCAGTTCTTCAGCACGAATAGCCTCGCCAAACTTCCCGCTCTCCCAAGCCTCATTTCTAATCTTCAGCAGATCACGAACTGACTTTTCAACAGTTACACCGAACCTAGACCTGGCCTCCTCTCGCATTTCCTGATAACGCTCTTGCACAACTGGGTTACGCAACAAGCGAACAGCATGCACTCCAGGGTTCGCATATCCTGCTGCTCTAGCTGCAGATGTCTGTGTCATATCTTTATGCATTAAGTTATCAAGAAAAACTTGTTGTTGGTCTGTTAATCTTTTCTGACCAGCAAGCCTTTGCTCTCTAGATAATTCTTCTCCTACTTTTGGCATACCTCTACCTCATCATTAACTTCGTTACGAACATACAATCCAAAATTGTATCCTTGCTTATAATAATCTGATGATTTTTTAGTGCTATCAATCACATCTTTCTTAAAAGCATCAATTACACCTTCTTTAAAAAAGTTCAAATAAGTTCTTCTTTTTCTTTCCAATGGGTTTTCCATTTCGCTCCTCTTTGTTACGCAGTAATATGATATATGGGGTGGGTTACTTACCACCCATATATACCCCCTTTAGGGGGGGAAGTTCGGTAAGTTGGTAAGTATCAATAAAATCAATGACTTACACCACAAAATTAACTTGCAATGGCAAGAAGTAAGTTCGGTAAGTTGTTTAAATTTATTTAGTATTATCAATGACTTAAAACTTCCCTCTATTTTTACTTACCAAGTAAGTTGGTAAGTGGTAAGTAAATTACTCATAAATGACCAATACATTGTCATATTCGGTACGTTTAAACCACGATCCAAAATCAGTATGTTCGTAGCCCAAATCACGCATGGCACTATAAGTCTGCACCCAACAATACGAACATTCATCATCGCCAAGCCCACCACCTTTATAACAGTTCAGCTTGTGATTGATATCAATACGCATTTTTTGGGTTAATCCCATGTCGACTGCACAACCAAGACAGATTGTTCGTTTATTCACAACCAGTTCTCGGTTACGCAAAATATTTTGATCGCACTTTGTGCAACGGACTTTAGGCAAATTCTTTGAATTGTGGAAACCCATCTTCACTCTCCTCAAATTTAACTTTTTGATGAAGCTTAAAATCGCTATAATTAGGTTCATTTTCCAAGATACCAACACCATTTAAGCTGTCGCCATCTGTGATCTTGACCCACATTTTCTCTGCTCCGATACCTTTTTTGATTGCAGAAGCATTAGCTGGAAAGCGAACTTTGGTATATCCATCAAGCATAAAGATTTCATCTGTAGCTAAACCCCAATTGCTGGGCAAAGCCACCATATTTTTACCTAAACTCTGACCTGCTTTAACTTTAGCCATCACGCACCCACCTTTCTTGCTAGATTTACTTTAAGTTCTTGTGCTTGTTCGGCATCACGGACTGCCCAGCACAAATAGTCTTTATCCATGCCAAAATCCTCATATCCTTGAGCAATACAGTTGTAATAAAATGCCTGTGGAACACCAAAGCCTTTTCTACGCATAACATAGAACATGCACTTTCCTTTTGCTCCAGGAATATTAAGATTGATATACATTTTGTTATACAAGTACGGAAAGCCTTCAAATCTATCTAAAGCTTTCTCGCAATCTTTGGTAATCTTCCATAAGCCAATAGGCACTTCTGCACCCTTGCACTTAATGATGTCTGCAACACCATTAAAAACAAGTTTATAACCCTTGAGCATAAAACTAATCATAGGTTTTGCTTGAGGACAACGGACTTCCATATTGGACATATTTAAATTAGCACCAAATGCACCATACATCATTATTCTTCTCCTTCTAGAAAACAAGCACCTTGGATATTAAGCTCTTGGACAATGCCAAGACCATAGTCATACCCTTGCTTGTAGTAGTGATTATATTCATAACCTTTGTTACTGTAGTCCCTGATACCATGAACAACGGCATCAAAAACCCCATCTTTATATGATGACAAATCTTGTTTAGTCATCACATCTACTTTAACTAATCTGTTGTAAGTCTGAACATCGATCATTAAATTGTCTCCCATAGTTTTTTGTTTTCTTCTTCTTTTCTTTGGAAATCACTTGCCCATGAGATGATAAAGTTTTTCATTTCATCAGTTAATAAATGCCAATAATTTTTCATTGCACCCATCTCTCTGATTGTGCCATCATCGCCACCCACATTTTCAAAATAATCATTTAAGCCATTGTATCCAATTTCTTTCAATGATGACTTTTGATCAATTTCCATCTGTGGAACAATAACATTCCAAATGTGTGCGTAAGTCTTGTCTGCTAAACCACCATTGTCACATGGGAAGTTTTCGGCAATTCCATCGCAAGTCCAAGTATCTAAATATGTAGGACATTCTAAAGTTGTGTTTGTCATTTTGTTTCTCCTTTTGTTAAAATGTAGACTATACTATAAGCACTCAATACCTATATGTCAAACAGTTTTAACTGAGGTTTTACATTTTTTATTCTGGCTTTGGCGATTTCGTAGTATTCTTCCTCTTTTTCTATACCAACAAACCTAAAATCTTCTTCTCTGGCACCCATGCCAGTTGATCCACTTCCCATGAACGGATCTAGAACCAGTCCTCCTTTTGGCGTTACTAAGCGAACAAGGTATCTCATCAGCTCAACTGGTTTAACTGTGGGGTGAGTGTTCGCTGATACTGATTTATTGCGTTGATAAGCGTTTTCTATTTCTTTTGCACGCCCATCACTACTATACTGACCAGATTTTCTTCCATGTAGCCCAAAATTACGCTCATCTTTTGATGTCTTTGCACAATAAAAATATCTAGAAGCGTTACCCTGGTCGCCATACGCTGGCATAAGTTGTTCGGTCTCGGCAAGTTCACCAGCTGACCAGATCCCTTTGTGTGTTCGTTGTCTGCTGACTTCTGTGCTGGAAGTTTCTGGAAAAATACTCTGAACTTGTTCGCTGCCATCATGCATAATATTACTGGGCCATCTGCCTCTTGGGTCTGCGTCTGCATATTCCGAGCCTTCTGACTTCATGCCACTATTATTATCAGTCCAAACGCCATCTGCTGTTCGAGCTTTACGAACAACTTTTTTACGCTTGGCGTTAGATGTCTGACCAAATGATAATTTATCAACGCCTATTGCAGCCTTACTTTGTTCGCCTTGATCACGGAAGTCTGGCATTGTGTCTGGATGTTTGACATCGCCCTCTATCCGACACCCATCAATGTTTATTGCACCAGTTCCATGTTTCATCACGTTGTCTGCCACCGATTTCTCCGACAAAGGCTTTCTTGCTAACACCATAGGCTCGTGAGCAGGCTTGAGTGCAGTACCCCAACCATCTCCAATATTATGTGACTTTGGAAACCCACTACCATACAACCAAATGCATTGATCTCTGATTTCAAACCCAGCATCTTCTATGGCAACTGCCATTCTGTGGTATGTTCGTGATCCGCTGAACGCTATCAAATGACCTC